TATTATGCGAAAGGAGAGGTGGCGATTAATGATAAACGTTGGGAGGGGTGATTGCGAATGGCTTTGTTAGTTCCGCCACAAAATTTAGAAGCTGAAAGAGCTACGCTTGGCTCAATACTCATAGATCCAGAACAGTTTGAGCATGTCATCGAAATAATCTCTGAGCATGACTTCTACGATCCTAGACACCGCGCTATATTTTCCTCCATGGTTTCTTTGTTTGATAAAGGCATGCCTATCGATGTTGTGACTATTAGTAATGAGCTGAAGAATAAGGATGGAAAAGCGAAGGATATTACCACAGATTTTCTTTCCTACCTGGTTGATTCAGTGCCAATTTCTTCAAATGCAACTTATTACGCCGATATTGTTAAAAAGAAGTCGCTTCTAAGGGAAGTCATAAACGCAGCTTCAGAAATTACTAAGGAAGCGTACGACGACGGTAAAGACCCAGATGAGGTGCTCGATTTTGCAGAACGTGTCGTCTATAACATCTCAGAGAAGCATCTTACTAAGTCTTTTGTGAAGCTCGATGTTGTCTTGGAAAAGGTTGTTGAGCAGATTGGCAATATGTATGACCGCTACAAGAAGGGGTTGCCAGCCAATCTGGGTATACCATCTGGATTTAGAGATTTGGATGAGATATTCACAGGTTTCAATCCAACCGATTACATTGTTATTGCTGCAAGACCTGGTATGGGTAAGACTTCATTCGCACTTACACTCGCTAATAACATTACAAAGGATTCGGACAATGCTGTCGCTATCTTTAGCTTGGAGATGTCTAATGAGCAGTTGCTGTATAGGTATTTTAGTATGAATAGCAATATCCCTCTCTCTCAGGTTAAACGCGGTGAAATGAGCGACCCAATTTGGAAGAATGCGCTCATCAAAACTGATGGTATGATGGGCCGTAATATTTGGCTAGATGATGACCCATATCTAACCCCACGGATTCTTAGAACAAAGTTAAGAAAGGTGCTTAGGGAAGCTGATATCAAAGTGGTGTTTATAGACTATCTCCAGCTTATGACTACTGACAAAAGAAATTTTGATAACCGACAGCAGGAGATCAGCGAGATTTCAAGGAATATCAAGCTTATAGCCAAGGAGTTTAACGTTTGCATTGTTGTGCTTTCACAACTTTCAAGAGCTGTGGAACAACGAGATGACAAGAAACCGAAATTAAGTGATCTTAGAGAGTCTGGCGCTATTGAACAGGATGCCGATGTGGTTATGTTCTTGTATAGACCAAGCTATTATACAAAGAAGGATGATGACAAGTCAGCAGAGATAATTGTGGGTAAGCAGAGAAATGGGCCAATTGGCAGTGTTACGTTGGGCTTTGATCCAAAGTATACTGTGTTTAGCGACAAAATCATATGAGGAGGAGATAACATGGATAAGGCGTTATTGAGTGATGAGGTAGTGAAGGCTTTGAAACATGAATTTGATAGTTCGTTGGTTAATCCGGTTGAGATGGAGCTGTTTGTGGATAGCTCAATGTATTCTGATATCATGGAAAAGCTAACATCAGAAGTTGCCGCGATGAGCGATAAGATTTCGTTTAATAGGTACACAAATGAAGATGACAAGGCAAAAGAAATGGGTATTGAATATTACCCGACTACAGTATTCTACAAGAACGGAAGAGAATTTGCAAGGTTTGTTGGCGTTCCTTTTGAACAGATGTTTTCCGTGTTTGCTTTTGGAATTTTGCTTGCTGGCTCAAATAAGTATTGCATTCCAGAAGATTCCGACGATTATTCAAAGATTTTTACCTTCCAGATGGATTCGTGCATAAGCGTGTTTGTTTCAGAAAGCTGTGAATACTGTATGCCAGCTGCGAGCACAGTAATGCGTATTGCTGAGGCTAATCCTAAGATTAAGGCCGAGGTTGTAATGGCTTCACTTTACCGCTCTTTAGCTAATAAATATTCAATAGAATCTGTCCCAACTACTGTTTTAGATCATGACCCAGAAAAGAAGCTTGTTGGTGCGTACAGCGAGAGTCTATACATTGATAAGATTTCTAAGATATATCTTAATCAATCCCCAGAGATAATAATGGTTGAAGAAGAAACGGAAGAGTCAGACCAAGAACAAGAAGAATAGCGTTCAAACAATTAAGGGGGCATTCATATGAAAGCTTTGGAAACTTTTAGTGAGTTAAATGATTTAGTTAATTATTGGTCACAGGTACAACCGTCTGAAAATGCATATAAGATACTTTCTGAACGATATTTTCTCAAGACTCCAGAAGGGGAATTTCTCGAAAAAGAGTGGGCTGATATCTGTAGACGAGTAGCTCGAGTTGTCGCAACTGCAGAGCTTGTTAATAATCCAGCATTGCATGATGCAGATGACAATATAAAGCTTGATGTAGTTAAAATATGGGAAGATGTGTTCTATAACTTTATGCTATCTAGAATATTCATTCCTAATAGCCCTACGCTTTTTAATGCAGGTATGGGCGTAAAGCATGAACTGCTTTGGAAACCTATTGATGATATGACTCTTGAAGACTATTGGGAAATATACAATTCAAGAAATTATCTCCACATGCTCTCCGCTTGTTTTGTTGTCCCTGTTGAAGATAGCATAGAAAGTATTTTTGACTCTGTGAAAGAGTATGCGCTGATAACGAAAGCTGGTGGAGGAATAGGCAGTAACTTCTCTAAGCTTAGACCGAAGGGTAGCTTTGTTGCTGGAACTCATGGACAAGCAAGTGGGCCTGTTTCTTTTATGCATGTTTTCAATTCAGCAGTTGGCGTTGTAGAGCAAGGCTACAGAAGACGCGGAGCATTGATGGGGATATTGAATATAGATCATCCAGACATTGAAGAGTTCATCACTGCAAAGGAAGGCAACGATGGTGAGAAAGTCTTGAAGTTCTTCAACATATCTGTTGGTGTCCCTATGGATAAGCAAGAGCTTTTGAGACTATACATGGAAGATGGCGAGATAGAGCTTAGTCACCCGCAAACTGACCAAAAACGAGTGAAAGTAAGAGAACTAATCAACAGAATGGCAAAGAACGCTTGGAAGACCGGAGACCCTGGACTTGCTTTTCTCGGTGAGATGAACAAATACTACGCAATGTACCCTGAGATGAAAATCGAGAGTACAAACCCATGTGGTGAGATTGGACTTGCTCCGTATGAGGCATGTAATTTGGGTTCTGTAGATGTTGCAAAGTTTTACATGAATGGTGAATTCAATTGGAAAGCATTTGCTCAGGCTACAAGATTGGCAGTAAGATTTTTGGATGACATCATAGACGTCAATGTCTTTCCACTTGATAAAATTGCTGAAGCAGTCAAAAACAGCAGAAGAATTGGCCTTGGTATCATGGGTTTTGCGGACCTACTTTATCAGCTTGACATACCATACGATTCTGCAGAAGGACGACAATTTGCGGCAGATATGACTGCATTTATGGCATTGCACGGTCACGATGAATCAAACAAACTTGCACAAGAGAAGGGGAATTTCCCGCTGTTTGAAAAGAGTAGATATGCAAGAGAGGAAGGTTTTGCACCATTTGCAATGGGTATGAGCAGGTTTGATGAAGAATTAAAGCGGGTTATGAATGAATCTAAGAACGGTAAGAGAAATGTGGCAGTTCTAACAATTGCACCAACAGGTTCCATTTCAAATATCGCAGATACAAGTAGTGGACTTGAACCAAATTTCTTGATTGCCTATGTTAGATATATGAACAAACACGATGGAACAAAAGAAGCATTGTTCTACGTAAATAAGATTCTTGAATCAAAGCTTGATCCTAAGATACTTGAGAAGATAAAAGATAAATTGGTTGAGACTGGTAGCGTTAGAGGCTTTGAAGAAGTGCCAGATAATATCAAGAAAGTATTCGTAACGGCAATGGAAATTGCACCTATGGACCATTTGTTAATGCAAGATGCATTCCAGAGATATGTCGATAACAATATATCAAAGACGATAAACATGCCAAACTCTGCAACTGAAGAAGATGTACTGAACATATACTTGGAGGCAATGAAACTCAACATTAGAGGACTGACAATTTACAGAGACGGTTCATTGCAAACTCAGGTTCTAACGTCCACAAAGACGTTGAAGACAAAGGATGCACCAAAGGTACAGTTCTTTATAGTTGACGATCAGCACAAGCTTAGAGCTAAACCAAGAAAGGATACGCTTAGGAGCGTTACGAGAAAGTTTGAGGGCGACGATGGAACAACGTATATAACTGTCAGCTTTGATGATAACGGTGAGGCAATAGAAGTATTCATAAGCAATGGTAAGGAAGAAGCCGAAGTTATTGGCAGGCTTACATCAATTGCATTAAGGACTGGCATATCGCTTGAGGAAATAATTAAACAACTCAATAAAGTCAAAGGACGTTACGCACCAGCAGTTGCCAAACAAATTAAGCAGGCACTCGATGATTTTGATAAACTATGGACTAGCCCAAAGGCATTTCAGGATTCACCTGAAGAGCTGAGCGAGTCTGATGATGAATTTGATGGTATACCGAAGACTCGTGAGGAAATAGAAACGTTTGTTAAAGCAAATAATCTTTCTTGGAATTCTGGCGTGTATGTGGATGATGAAGGGAATACTTATTGCCCATCATGCCTATCGAAAAATAGCATTCTCAAACAGGAAGGATGTACTTCTTGCAAGAAGTGTGGTTGGAGTAAGTGCAGTTAACTCAGACTGTAAAACCATTCGTAAAATGGGCTGGCGGTAAACGACAACTGCTCAGCATCTTTGAACGATTTTATCCAGTTCAACTTAGAGAAGGACGCATAAGAAAATACATAGAGCCTTTCGTTGGCAGTGGCGCTGTGTTATTGCATATCTTGCAAAATTACAATATAGAAGATGCCTACGTATTTGACATTAATACAGACCTCATAAATGCATATATCGTAGTTAGAGACGAAGTTGAAAATTTGGTTGATAAACTTTCAAAATTAGAAGATGATTTTCTGAAGATGGATGAAGAAAGGCGTAAGGAATTTTATTACGGGGTTAGAGATATGTATAACCAACGCCATTGCACCAGCGAAAGTAATGTTGAACGAGCCACGCAATTTATTTTCTTAAATCGTACGTGTTATAATGGGCTTTATCGTGTCAATCATGCAGGACTTTTTAATGTGCCATTTGGGAATTACAAGAATCCAACCATATGTGATGCAGAAAACTTGCGCACTGTTAGTAAGCTTCTCCAAAAGGTACATATATTTGCTGGCGATTATAGTGAGAGTGCAAATTATATTGACAAGGATACGTTTGTTTATTTTGATCCGCCGTATAGGCCACTTAGTGCCACATCAAGTTTTACATCGTATAGTAAGCACGATTTTACAGATGAAGAGCAAATTAAACTTGCACGGTTCTTTGAGCAAATGAATGACAGAGGAGCGTTTCTTATGCTTAGTAATTCTGATCCAAAAAACGTGACACCAAACGATGATTTTTTTGACAATCTGTATGGGAAATTCCATATCCATAGAATAAGAGCTAGGCGAGCAATTAATTCCAAAGCTGATGGAAGAGGAGAGATTAGTGAAATACTTGTTACCAACTACATAGAGGAGGTAAAGAAGGATGAGTGAGATTGTACTTGTTGTCCCATCAAGAAGAGTAGAGCAGTATACAAAGGAAAGTGGAGTTATCCCCGTAAATTGGGAGGATGTTGAATTCTTAGTTCGGACTTATGGCACATTCATCCCAAGAAGTGTTGCAGAGCAGGACGAAAATTATAGACAAATCATTCCTTATGTTGTGCTCCGTCAAAAGGATGAGTACATAATTTTCAAGCGTACTGAAAATCAAACTGAAGTAAGGCTGCATAATCTAATTACTTTAGGTGTCGGCGGCCATATTAATGTGGATGATTGCGATAAGCCAGTATGTGCTCTAAGACATGGCCTCACTAGAGAGATTAATGAGGAAGTGGATATTATACCAGGCAATATAAGTTTCGTCGGTATAATTAACGATAATAGCAGCGAAGTTAGCAGAGTACACTTGGGATTGCTATTTATTCAGGATGTTATTGAGTATAGAGGTATCAATGAGAAAGAAAATTTTGTGGAGATAAGAACCAAGAACCCGATGGAGTACGTAGACCAAATGGAAGGCTGGGCAAGATTGACCGCCGAATATCTAGCTCAGTGAAAGAAAAAAGCCCCCGATTATGGGGGCCTCTTTCTATAATATCCTTTGAAATCTTTCGGCTATATCGTCAGGCGTTACAAACTCCGCACGAGGTTCTATTTTGTATCCAAGGTCTTCGTAAATCCTAGCAATTAGTTCAGAACATATGAGTTTTTGATCATCGGAGTAGTTTACCCAATCTTCGACAATCTTTTCAATTTGCTCGTTACCAAAGCTAATGATTTCCGGTAAGCCGTTAAGTATGAGTGAAACCCAGTCATATTCGTAATTGAAATACTTCTTTACCGACTCCTTAAGCTTATCCTTGTCAACTTCTATTGGCGGTCTGTAAATATGTACAGTGGATAACAACTGCAAACTTGGTTTGTACATTTTAACACCGTTAAACCATCCTGCAATTACCCATCCATTTCCTAGATACAATTCCGCATGAATATAGTTATGATTGACAAGTTTTGCCAGTAAATCTGCAAGTGGTTTATTCTTTTCTGCAAAGTATGTGTATACGCCTGCTGTACTTTCTTTCGTAAACAGTAGTGCATCGCCTGGTTTCAATGTAAATCTATCCATTATTTATCACTCCTTTTCAATCTGTACCAAACCTTCCCATCGGATGATTCATACTTCTCCACGACAGTATAATCGGGGTATGTTGTCATGATATAGGCCATCTGTTCTTCTGCTGTGCCACCAGCGAGCACTACTATCATCACTGTGTTGTCTTCCTCAGAGAGAAACTCATTCAGCACTTGTATTGATTGATTGGTGTGTGGATAAAAGAATGTTGCAGCAACAATTCCAACAATTATTGCAGCCCAAATTAATATGTTTCGTATTTGCCCTAAATCCATGGATTATTCAGCCTCCTTTAACTTTTCTTTTATGGCTTCTAATTCATCTCCTATTTTCAATATATCATCTATCACAGTAGGATCAGGCGTATTAGAGATTAGTCCTAATCCCAATTCGGCTATCATAATTCCCAAACTGTTTTCTACTTTATCCCGCATTTTATCGTTCCTCACCGCATAGCTAAGCATCTTGACAATAAACTTAACTGCAGCGTTCGGTGTAAAGAATACCACAGCTGCCTCAGCGGCCAATACAATAAGCACAGATAACAACTCAGACATTCAATCACCCCTTCAGCCATTCGGCCAAATAAAGATATTTGAGATTAGTTTTCCTCTTTCTTAATACCAAAGAATACAGCCATAAAGTACTTGCCATCCGGAGTAAAATGCCCTTCGGTGCGTTCTATTACATTTTTTGGATCGTTGATTATTGATTCAAATTGTTCTCGTTCGTTGCTATCATTCAAGCAGAATATCTTTACATGGCGTTCCATTCGTTCTTCTTTCTTCGTTTTATCTATTTCAACGCTTACCGTTACTTCAGGCTCTTTCGTCTCCATTCAATCACCCCACTTCCTTATATCGGCGGATTTTCACGCCGAGGTGGCCTCTGTTCAGGCAAATCTTCTTCAATTTCCTGCTCGTTACCTGACCCTTGCTGTTGTTGAGCAGGTTGTTGAGTTAACTGCTGAAGCTGGCCTTGAAGTACCATCTGTATTTGTGCCTCGTTCATAATCTTTTGTAATTCTGTGTTGTAATCCAAATCAAATTCTTGCAATAGTGTTTCATCGCTTATCTTCCCTCCGCTTGCCAGGTTCATCTTAATCTGCGCGCGTTGGAGATCGTCTGCCATTCTGAATGGGCGCATGTGTATCTTGATTTCAGGTATATCTTTTACCTTGGCTATTGTGCTTATTATTTTGTCTATCACGTTTGATAGATATTGCCTATAATTCAGATAGTGGTTTTCAAGCATCCTTAGTGATACTGACGTCCCAGTCCAAGTTAACCCGCCAAACACAAACTCTCTTGGCACTTGCAATCCTACAATGAGTTCTTCTATTAACGTCTGAATTTCTGGGATAAGCAATAGCTGTTTGCCTTCACCGCCTATTGTGCCATATGCTACTGGTACTGGAAACACAGGCATGTTATTTGGATCATCACGCCAAATCCTTAAAGCATCCTCAACTTGATTTCGCCACATGCCCAAATTCGTACTGAATGGCCCACCTTGCAACACATATTCTGTTGGCGGATAAAGATATCTGAAATTCACCATCCTGTCTTCTGCTATGGCAAATTGAGATTTTCTAAGCATCTGTATGTAGAACAGCAATTGCAAAACATGCAGAAGAGGAGGCAAGCCCCAGCCTTTGAATTCGCTGTTTATCGATGGCCTCTGAAATACAATTAACTTATCATTTTCAAATCTGACAGACGCTTTATTTTGCAATATTGCATCCAAGAATGGTCTACGCACTTCTTTTATGAATTCTGGGTCCGACGTTGCTTTGCTTATATCGTCTTTCGGAATATCAAAGTAGTAGTGCGCCTTGCCTGTTAATTCACTATAATCGATTGTTACATTCATCGGGTCCCAACGCATTATAGTGAAGTCGTCAGATTTGATTGGCACATCATCGATATTAGTTGGCACTCGCCCGTGTTTGGAACAACTCATGTATATTTTTCCATTAGATATCTGCCAATTGACATTGCCGTTATCATCCTTTTCTGGGTTCAGTATTTGCCCACATTTTGGACATGTGAATATCCTATTGAATGGCACAAATACGGTAAGAAACACATTCCCGTATACAAAATAATCAAGCCCTATCTCTATCAGTAGTTTCTTAATATCGATCTTCTCTTCCAGTATTTCTTTGTATTCATTTATCAACTGTTGATCTGTAGTATCATATATAAAGTCAGTAATAGGATACTCTGCGAGTTTGTATATTGCACTTGCCACTATGTGGTTCGTTTCGTAAAAATACCTCGAGTATTTGATTATCTCCTTTAATGATTTTGGCATGTAAAACGAGAGCGGGTCAAAGAATTTCTCATATTTCCAAGTATATCGTTCATCCATTCTGGTTCAGCTCCTCGTTCGATGCTGGCACTTGCACTTCTAGCACCTTTGATTTGTTCTTAAGATTTATGACTTCTAATGGCAATTCTGATCTGTTAATGAATGTTCTAAGCAGTATCTCTAAGTTTAATAGTCGCAGTGCCTGCATTTCAATCATGTCATCGCTTTCTTCAGGCACCTCATCGCTGAATAGTATTTCCTCAAATCTGTCCAGCACAGCTTGCTTTTCTTTTGTCATCTTAGTTTCGCCAATGCTATTAAGCATTATTGGATGTAGGACAAGATATCCATATTGCTTCTGCCATGCGGTTCTAATATATGTTTTAACCTCATCATTGAATTTCTTTTCAGTATCTCTATTGACAATATATACGGTGCACAATATTTCAATATCGCTAGGCGGCTCTAAGTATTCCACATTTGCGATGCCATCAAGCAATGTGCTTGCTACCTTTTCAAACACATGCCAATGTTCGAATGGCATTGTGCTTGTCAGCAATGCTCTATATGCATTAAGCTTTTCTTTTACAGTATTGTCCAAGTCTTCACCAGTCAATTTATGATAGAAAACATTGCCTGTTTCCACATCATTGTATGGAAAGTCATATCTATAAATTGACAACTCGTTATTTAACATCCAGGCGAGCTTTTTTGGATCTATTCCTGAGGGCTTTGTGAAGTACTCGTATTGTTGCATTGTGTTTCACTCCTTTTCGTTGGCCTATGCAAGACCAAAAATTCATTTTCCTTAAGCATGAAAGACTGCAAGTCATCACATATCATTTGTACATTCATAGGCATTGGCATACCACGCATAATTAAATCTATCTTTCTCTGGTCGCATGGGGCAAAGTATATTCTTGATATCTTTTTCAAGTCGATGTCTAGCCTTTTGGCTATAAGCTTGAGCAATACGCCATTTGGTATCATACTCACTGCCTGGTAGTCAGATTCGAAATAATCATTTGCGTTTAGTCCTGTTGCGCGTGCTAGCTCTATAAGGTCAAGCATCTCCTCAGAGTCAAGAATTACTTTTTCTCTTTCTAGGTCTGCCACGTTTTTTCACCTCAACTTTATCTATATCCTCCTGGGTCAATATTGCATTATTTGCCACAGGAATCCTATGTATCTTAGGCACAGGCACCTTTGTGATTTGTGATATGCTGGCGCAGATGTCATGCAGTTCTGGACTTACATAAATATTTTCTATATCCGTGGTATTGAATAAGAACTTGTATGTAGCTCTGATATATGCCATTGATAACTGCTTAACTGAATGGCTGTGCATTTTAGGCACAACGCCAGATATGTTTTGTAGTCTCTTGAATAAATCGACATTGACCATTTTCAACATCTCATCCGACCTCCTGTCGTTTTCATTCTGATTATACCAGCTCTTTGAAATCGTGCAGTATTGAATATTACATGCGGAATATCCTTTCTAAAATGCCACCGATTTTTGTCATATATATATGTGGAGGTGTGATTATGCATCTCCACATGCGGGACTGCACATAAACGCCCCGACTCGAAAAAAAGAAGGGAGGTGATTATGTGCGGTCAAGGATTAGGCAGCGCGTCCTTGGAGGACGTCCACCCAAGGGGCGCGCGAAGTAAAACAAAAAAAGGGGGGCTAGGCCGCCCCCTAAAAGACAATAAGGAGGGATTGATATGGTAAAAAGTATGGAGGTTTTTGTGATATCCTATGATCGTGGAGAGAGCGAAATTTTCATCTCTCCAGACAGGGAAAGAGTAATACTTAGGCAACGAAAAGGCCGAGCATTAAGGGTTAGGGAATTCGTGTATATATTGGGCACGTCAAGAGAGTTAGTAAGGGCCTTGGAGTCAATAGAGGAAGGCCCATACGACTATACTGCCACTTGTGTCTATCGAACTAGCGGTGCAAGGGATATATTTTTACGATCCTTGGGAAAGTATCGTAGCGCCCAGATCCACACATCGATGTATCAGAAGCTTAACGAGGGACTTGATATCCCTCGGAAGGCTCTCGTATCAGTGTACTCAGTTTTGCGAGATTTATTCGGATATGATAAGATATGGTACAGTATTCGTAAGGAAGAAATCGCTGTGTATGATAACGTATACATAGGAATAGTCGAAGCGGAAGAAAAATGTGAAGATGAAATATAATAAATTGGCCGTCCTTTCGGGGCGGCCTTTTATTTTGTCTCAATCTTATGAATGCTATTTTTTTAGCCTAACCAAATCTGCATATAATCATCCCTGTTTCTCGAAAGGAGGTGATTATATGCGATCAAGGATCAGGACACGTGTCCTAGGGGGTCGCCCACCGAAGGACAAGTGAAAAGCAAAAGAGGGCGATTAGGCCGTCCACAAGGGCGGCCTTTTATTTTGCCTCAAATGTGTGTAAAATAAGTGTGAATGGAGTTATAATAGTTATAATAAGTTATATATACGGATTGAAGGGAGTGATATCATTGAAAACCGCGCAAGATATCAAATTAACATCGTCTAGTGCAAAACCACTGATGCTGGTTATGACGATATTGTGCATTATGTTTGTGGTGCTCGTAGAGCAACAAAGCCGGATGATAGACAAGCTAGCCAATGATTTGGCGGAGCTTAGAGAAGAAAACGTGCAATTATCTGACGTGATAAATAAATATCAAACGGAAATTGAAAATATGATAATAGAAGTTGATGCCAATAAATACTCTAGGGAAGAGCTGGAAATTGAGCTCAAACATGAGGTTGGCATGTATCTTATAAACAAAGTAATTGAGATTGAAGGACCTTATTCCAACATGCCAACTGATCCTGGTGGCGAAACAAAGTGGGGAGTAAGCAGCGTAAAAAATGGCGGTTGGCTCCCCACAACTAGAGAAGAAGCCATAGATTTCTATTATAACCAATTCTGGATTGGTGCTGAGATATATAAAGTAAATAACGTAA